GTTCCCATTTATCTTTAATATTATGAAAGTTTACATCAAATGCAGAAGGATTAACCATTCCACCAAACTCATCCATGTCATACCCAAGTTCTTCTAATAACCTCAAATTCTCATATCGATCTACTTCATCATAAATCTCATCTAAATTTTTACCCTTATAGGTAAAATCTTGAGGTGCTAATCTAGGTAAATAATCAAATTCTGGTATTTCTCTTGATTGAGATGAATAACCACCCCATCCATAAGCCTGAGCCCCTTCACCAGTATTAATTGTATCATCATCAATTCTAAACTTATCAAAATCATGGGGGCTGGCATGCCAACTTCTTATTTTTGATCTATAAGGGTCTACTTTTAAATTTTTAAATTTTTCATAATTAGCAACAATATTTTTACTTAAATCATCATAGGTTCTAACTAAATTGCCAGGTAATGCCAAAGAGCCTAAACTAGCCATCATTCTAGCACCTTGCCCAAAAGCATTAATTTTGCTACCCCTAGATAATTCATTTATTAACCCCTCACTTGATGATTGAGCATCAATTACATCAGTCGCAGGGGAAATTGTTTCCATCAATCCCAGAGGGAATTGTGCCATGTGACCCTTATCATTAGGATTTCTAGGCAAAAACCTATTCATAAATTGATTAAATTGATTAGATTTTTCATCTAACCATCTTGTATTTTTCTGTCTATTTTCTTCGGAAAGAAAATCTAATAAATTCATTGTTATCCTCTGCGCTTATTTCTCACAGTTTTGGATGCTAATTTAAAAGCTTTATTCGTTGGTGCGCCTTTTGTACCTGGCTTTCTCATTTTTTCATTACTACCAGCTTTAATTCTTCTACGTTTAGCATGAATATTTGCGTATAAAGACATTATTTCCCCTTCTTTCCACCTTTAGGTTTTGGGGGTCTACCTCTAGTTGATCCATAAGTTCCTTTTCCTTTTGGCATTATAAAACTCCTCTCAAGTTACGTTTTAATGGTTTATTCCATCTATTCGCATGACCACCTCTTAAAGCAATCATGTTGTCATGCGCCATGACTAGGCACAAAGCATCTGCCCTATCTGGGGAAGATAAACCCCTCTTTCTCATTTCATCCTTAGATTCAGCTTTTGCCTTACCATTGGATGAAAAGCTATATTTCACACTCACCATTTCACTAATGAGTTTTTGATCATTGGGTAACTTACAATCTCTATTTTCTAAAAATGCCTTGAGTTTAAACCATAGCTCACTTCTAAGGTTCATATAGTTGTTCTTCATGGATGGGCTTTCACTTACATTAATGCCAATGGCAGGCAATCCCAACTCAGCTAGTCTATCAACACAACCAGCCCCTAAACCAATGCTATCAATAAAAATTTGGGTAGGTTGATCGGTGGGATGTAAGGCATCATATTCAGCTTTTACTCTTCCACAGAGTTGCATCAAATCTAACCCCTTCCAAGTCATAACATCTTGAATGACATTCCCCTTACGTTTGCATAAAGCACTATGATCATTCCCAAATCGACTTACATCTAACCCCCATGTAATTTCTGCACTTGGATTTTCTTCTATCTCTCTTCTCATTGCTGATTCACATAAGTGATAGGGAATAATGGTATCTTCATCTGTCTTAGGAAAATCGCCCATAACACGCACAGCAAAGGCATTGCTTTCTTCACCATATCGTTCTTTCATTTCCTCAACAAAATCTTGGGTCACTAATGGACTATCTAAACAACTCCATCTCCTTCTCCACCAAGAAGATTTAGGTGACATTTGCGTATCAAAAAAAGTTCCACTAGTTCTAGTCGGGTTTGACAATAAAAGGGTCACACAATTTTTGCCTGACATTGATCCACTCGCTGCTTCAAAAGTCTTTTCATGCACAGCACTAGCTTCGTCAGCCACAAGAAGGACACTAGCTCTAGGACCAGATGCGTGAACACCAGCCAAAGCTTCTGGTTGCTCAGCTCTTGAAGTCTTGGCACTTATAAAAGCCTCACTTGGACTAGCAATTAATTCAACTCTATCACTCTTCACATTAAGCAAATTTTTAAGAGCTGGGGGTAGTTTGGTAATATGGGATTTTAGTTCGGAGAAAAGAGCATCAAATAATTGCTGAGAACTGGGGGCTGTTACGACTATCCGAATAGGGTATCTCGTAAATAACATCCAAATCATTAACCAAGATGCACAAGTGGACTTTCCAGTTCCATGACCACTTCTTACACTTAATCTTCTCTCACCATCACTTACTGCTTTTAACAATTCTTTTTGATAATCAAATGGGTCAACACCAATTACCTCTTGAACAAACTTAACGGGGTCATTCCCATATTTTTCTAAAAATTCTTGAAAGGGATTAGTGGACATATTCATTTCCATAAGCATGAGGAAATAATCTTCTAAAATTTTCATCTGCAGCGTGTTCCAAAATAGAGCAAGTATCTATCGGATCTTCACATGATGACACAAGATGAATATTCATTCCTTTAACACCCAACATAATCACTTCATCAAAGTGATCTCCTCGAATTCTCTCTAGCTCTTCCTTAGTCAGGTATTTTGGTGAGTTTGTCATTGTCTAGTGGCTTTGCGTTTCTAAGAGCATCAATATGCAAGTCACCAACATTAATTTGAACAGTCGCTTGTTTTTGTCCAAACATTTCGGGGTTATCACAACCAGCTAGCCATTTTCTAAGATTAGCTTGCTCTCTTGCTTTAGCAATCGCATTGGGGCTTTCCTCAACATTATCAATTATTTCTAAAGCTTGCTCAGCAAATGCCTCACCTCTCTCTTTTCTCGCACCTTGCAATAACTGTTTTTGCTTTGGGTCTTTATATAAATTGCTCACTAATAATTTGCGACTAACCCCAAATGACCTAGCTATCGCTGTCATGCTTTCACCAGAACAAACTCTATCCAAAATATTTTGGAAACCACCACTCTTTTCAATGTCAGCTAACATTTGTCTTTTTATTGGTTGACCTGCCATTTCATAAATATAATTTGAAAAAATTTTTTTTTCATGTTAATTATCTACACAACCCCCTCTTGTATGGGTGTATTTCTCGACCTACATCAACATCAATAACAGTGGGTATAGGGGGGGTTATTTTGAGAAAGTGTCCGAAAACTGGTTATATAACACCCTCTCACCACCTAAGTCATTGATTTCATTATATATTGTTTGGCGCATAATCTACATTATGTTACTTTTTTATTCAAAAAGTCTCGCGTGAGCGTTCTTTGGTGCGTGTGCGCCGTGGCTAGGTTGAAGGTCTAGTTTCCATAATCTATAGTTACCATCCTTTAACTTTCTTATGCATGATGTACCCAATGGGTAACACTCATTCATAGCACTTCTTGCCCTACCAATCTCATCACTAGGTACATCAATAAACTCATTAGGTTTCATATCAACAACGATAGAATAATACTTTCCTCTTTCATCCCCCTTCAAGTATTCCTTATGCTTCTTTTGTGTAGTCACCTTTAAACTCCCCAATGTTTCTAATAATGTCATCTTGATATTCATTGTTCTTATTGATCACTATCGCAATGCCACAATAGTTAATAATGTCTTGCCAACTATCCAAATGATTAGGTGACTTCATTAGTCTAGCTAACTTGAGTGTTATGATTTGCAAGATTACATCTGTCTCAACTAAATCCTCATTGAGTTTATTCTTGAGAATGAGGTTAAAGAAATCCTTTATATCCCCATGATTGACAATAGCATTACCATAACTTTCACCTCTATCATCTAATAGCTTACTTGCCTCAAGTATTTCATTTTGTATTTTCTTATTAATATTCATGACTGCTCCTCTTCAATTAAATGTTTTGGAATAAAACCTAATGATATTGGTCTATCCCTACTTAGCTTTTCATTAGCTCTCCTATACTTCATAGAGCAAATATTTGAGCAAAATGTTTTCCTTATATTTGAATACCCAAATGCTTTGCCACAGTAAGTACAATGTTTCTTGCCCCTAATTTTATCTACTCTCATAATACTTCCTCAAAATGGGATTGGGTCATCATAGAAGTTATCAACATCATCCTTGACCCTAGCCCCCTTAAACTCCTTTAAGGTCGCAAATACGGTTCTAGGAATGGTATTCACCAATCCCTCTAGGCTAATCCATACCTGACCCTCATGTTGCCCAAGAGGAAGCTGTTTATTGTATCTACTCACATTAACAATTGTTTTGGGCAATCCATCATGTTTAGTTTGCCAAACATTGCTATCAATCTTCTTCACCTGTTGATCTTCACAAATACCATCCACAATCTTGAATGCCTTGATCATGCCCCTAGCAAGCTCAATGATATTTTTATTATCCTCTCTTTTGATGGCTCTAATAAGCCTCTCTTCTTGTTTAAGAAACTTTTCCCTTAATCCCTTATCAACATATTTGAGATACGTTTGATCAATCCCATATTTCTTTTCCATGATCTCAACAATTTGATCTAAATGCTCAATGATAGTTCTCAAGGAATAATAGTCGCTAAAGTGAGAGTTAAACTTACCCATCTCCAAACCCCCATAAGTGAGGAAAAGTGAGGAAAGTGAGGAAACCTAGACCCCTATTTAAGTACTCCTCACTAAAGGTTTTTCCCTTAGAGGAATAAGTACCTCTAAGGAAGGAAATAACCTTTTGTATATTCGTGAGTACTTTTTGAGGAACTTTGAGGAAAGTGAGGAACATTCTATTGTTCATCTCTAGTAGTTGTACCATTGCTAACCCCCATTGTTTTTGTGTTATGAACCTCAATATTGTCCACTCCAAATTGTATTTCTAATCGAAAACAATCCTCACATAACGCAATGTCATCATTAATAATAAAGACTATTGCATCTCTTTTACATTTAGCACACAAGCTCATATCAATTTTCCTTGTTGAGATGATTTGTAAGCTTTTGACCAAGATGTTTTGGTCTTGCCATAGTTTCTAAAACCACCCTTAACTCTCTCTCCATCCTCATCATAAAGAACTTGGAAGAACTCAGGGAAATGCACATGAATAACATGGTGATCCCATGCAACTTTATCAGGGGTAGTTTCATCCCATAAAGTTGATTGACTTCCAAGGCTCATGTTTTCAAAGCAATATTCTTGACTAACCCTATTCCCATAACCCTTCGATAATAGGCTCAAGAAAAATAAGGTATCTTCACCAAATCTAACTTTAACTAATGGTAATTCTTTTAAAATATCTTTGAAATCTTTTCCATTAAACCATACAGCACTACCTAATGATGTATTGTTTCTATAATAAACAACATCTGGAATATTCTCAGAATGAGAACATCCACAAAATGTAACATTAGGCTCTTCTAACCATTGAGAGTATAATCGAAACATATCCAAAAGATCATGGTGAGAACAAATCCTTCTTGATTTCTCCATGTTATCTTCACCACCAAATCTTTTGGCATTTCTTCTATAAAACTTTATGTCATCATCAAGAACTGCATATTTCATATTGCAACCCTCTTGATAAATAATCTTTCTAGTTTTGGCTAAACATAAGTAATCATCTAAATTCACTTTGTCTGGCAACACTAAATAATCACAATCATAATGATATTTGGGTCTTTCCCATTTTTGAACAACCATAGTCACCTTTTCTTGTAGTTCTTTGGGTAAACTCTCATAAGTAATTTGATTATCTACTCTATTAACAGTTGGGATGAATATTCTTTCTATCATGCGACTTTCTCCATTGTGTTGATATTGACCAACACCATCCCATAATTATCTACACCACTTGGAATATTTAGCCCCTCTCTCATAATGGGTTTGTTCTTCCTAAATGGTGTGTAATCTACATGATGGTGCCAGCGATTAAATTTCCAAGTGACAGACGCAACATCAGGGTGCATCTCTTCCAACATCTTTGACTTATTCATAGTGCCTTCATGGGCATAGAATTCTTCCGTATTGCCCCCACCTAATCGCTGTGTTGTGGCTTTTTCTTGTAAGAATGCATTGAATTGAAGAGTGCATAGCCCATCTTTAAGAACTCTTAGAGATAGGTCGGTATCTTCATTATATCTACCTCTCCACCTATACTCACATGAGTTATCAATCAGCAAACATGAGTAAATTCTAGTATTGAGCAAAAATGGTGGGTAAACCTCACTTGCAAAGCAAAATTTGCAATAATTCAAGCCACTAATAGGAATGTTTGTATATCTATCTACAAAATCCTCACTTGCTTTAAACAATGCGCCACTATTACAAATATTCTTGGCATTCCTATTAAAACGATAGAAATTATAAATGTTATCATCCATCACCCAATGCTTTTTAGCACCTATGGAAATAGAATGATCCCATGCAAAATTCCTAGCACCCCCTGGGCCTTTTGACTTACTATCCCCAAGATCATCAAAAGTGTCATAATTCTTGAGATAGTTTGGGTCTAAGATTAAAACCTTATCTTTTCCTACCTCATTGACGTAATTTTCGTACTCTAATTCCTCAACTACTATCCAATAAGGCACTTGCATTCGATCTAAAGACTTTGACGTTAGACGGGATTCCCAGCGACCCTTAGACACAATGTAGATGGGATAGGTAGGTATCATTTCTCCAAATCCCCCTCATCAAAATATCTTTTAGAATGATGGTCTTGGAAAATGAGTTTAGGATGCCAAATAGACTTAGTTTGTTGCGTCACATTTTGATCAATTTTTTTACCAAAATCTTGAACATCTCTCCAATTTCTAAATCTACAAATAATGACATATTCAGCCTCAATTTTCTCATGTGAGAATTCGGGCATTCCTTCCCACATTTCATCACTCATTGTAGGCATTTCAAACAATGCCATTTGCTCATCTTTCTTAGGCATTGACCTCACCCATTCTAGTTCCAAACTTTTTGCCCGGGATATGAACTAGCATTTTCTTTTGAACTAGCTCACTCCTAATCGCTCTAATTGTGGGTACTGCTAACCCCACCATATCTTTCATCTCTGCTAAAGATGGTGGGTAGTCATTTTTTTCTATGTATCTTTTGTATGCGTAAAAGACGATTTTTTCATTTGGTGAGCTAAACATTAATATCTCCAATCTGACTTAATTGTAGGTTTCTTGGCTCTCTCTGACCTAGCAGGCTTTGCTGGTACATTTTTTTGTGGTTGAGCTTTGTAATTTCTTGTCTTTCTCTCCAAAGTAAAAATTTCTTCCCCTAAACTATCCTCATTATAAAGAACCCCCTTCTCATGCATTCCCATAACATCCATAAGTTGAGCCTCTAAAGTTTCTCTTAATTTTTCACATGATTTGATGGTTTTGACACACTCATATAAATCCAATGCGACTTGCTTATGGGTTTGAGTAAAATCTACAATTGGTAGATCACTCTCACTTTTTGGATAAGCTTCAGCACTATCTTGAGTATCCATTGAGGGATAATAGTCTGGACCCTTTTTACGATTATAAAAGTCTTGTATTCTCTCAATGATTTCATTTTGCATTTCTTTATCTGGCTCATAGATAAATAGACGCAAAGATGAACCCCTATATAAGACACTAACCATGACATATCTTGCTTTATTACCATGCGCCTCATAGCAAAGATGACCACCTTGAATTTGCAAAACACCTCTTTCAAGTGGTGGCTCATCTTCAATAGAGTGTTGTGTTGATTTAGCCTCTGTTAGAATTACATCACCTTTATCAAGCTCTATAAATTCCTTTCCCTTGAGCTTACCCATAAAACGAATATTCTCTGTTTCATGTATTTTTTGATTAGTATTTGATGTAAGAATTCCATCTAAACTCACCTCAAAAAAATCTTCTTTAAATCTAAAGACTTCGGTGATGTTTGAATTGACACTACAATTAAGATGTTCACCACTCACATTTAAAATATTAGTTTCATGAATGTTTCCCCATTGTGTGTACTCATTCCCATTAAAGGGGGCTAATGGAAGATAATCAGGGTGATTATTTGCTAAATGTGATCTTAATAAACCATTTCTTTTGAGCCACCTATTTAGACCCCAAAGAGTAGGCAATACTGATCCTGTGATGAGATCATCACGAGTAAGTTTTCCAACCATTTTTTTCTCCGTTTATTGTGACAAATAAACAATAAAAGAGAGAGCTATAATTAGGATTGTTAAGACTGCTTCTATACAAGTCTGACCAAACGAGATTAGGTCAGGTGAGTTAGCTTTGACAGATTTAATAAATCTATATGTTCTACTAATAATTTCAGTTAAGATAATATATATTATGCGCCCAAAATGATAAAACACATTTGATATACCTATATTATTGCCTCTTTTAATGCCTTTTCTCATATTTTCCTCAATTTTTACCACATTTAGCCGTATGTAACCCTAATCTTGGTTACTACCACTAGATGTAGTGTTTCTAGTTTTCTTGGAAGTAACATTATAAACTCTTACTTCCTTTTCTTTTTCAAGTTTAAGATCATGATTAACTTTAGTTATAATACTTCTAAAACTCATGACTTTAACATTATAAGGAATATTTGCGCCTTTTATGTCTTTTAGGTCTTTAACTAGTTTCTCTAAATGTTTGACTGCTATAGCTAAATGATTAGTGGTCATTGATGGAATATCTAATCTTGTACTCTCATTATCCCCTAACAATTTTTCTCTATATCTATTCATATAAAAACTATTTTTTCTAGCTTGTGGAGTAGATCGGTCTGCATAATGGCTTTCTCTAGCCAAATAATCTTCCTTGTCACTACTCTTTCTAAAATTCATTAACAAACACTCCTTATACTTTCACAATAAATGTAAAATTTCTTTTTAAAAGTTTTTTATATAGACTTGAGTTTAAGATATGAACTTGAGTTTATCGCGTGAACTCACATATTCTGTATAATAATATTCTGTGCTTTTAAGCATGATATCATCTGATTTGTAACACATGATTTTTGCAGAGATATGACTTTCAATGGCGATAAACCACCCCTCTTCTACACAATGATTAAATACTTTAGATACAAAAGCTTTTTTCAACTGTGGAAAATAATCTCTGACTTCTTTTTGGGTAATACATTTATCTTGTAATGTTTTAAGCACAACGAAAGCACCAATAATTCTTTTATTCATGTGACTTCTAAAATAATGGGTAGCTCTACGCATTTGCGGATCATGGGGTATGGGATAGTTTTGGTAATTAAAAAACGATAGTTCGGTTGCCAAACTGTTTATGATACCCTCTTTAATATTGTATGGTGGTGGTGTAGCTTGAATTTTTTTTGCTTTCATATCCATGATCTTTCCACTTCTTTGATGTTCATTTAAATTCATCTTTTTCTCCTAGATTTTGGTTAATAATTCTTCTTAATACTTGAGGAAACCATCTTGTCTTTCCCTTAAAGGTAAGAATTCCCCTCATTTCTAATTCTTGGCATATCCCAAATTCAGTAACATTTGGAAATTCCAATTTAATTTTCTCAATAATTGGCCAGACTTCTTTACGAAACTCCGCCCAACGTCTTACATTAGCCTCATGAGCCTTAGTTAATTTTTTGGTACGTTTTGTATTACCAATCTTCACCCCCTTTTCTACGGCTCTCTTTTGACCTCTCTTGATGCGATTTGATTGCTCTAATAACTTTTGCTCTGCAATCATTCTCATGCCCCTAAGAAAAGTTTGATTTGTGGCTGGACTAAAATTGGGTTTTAAATCAACACCAATAATTTTAACCTGACTTTCTAACATCATGGTAATGGCTTTAAAATTACCACTCACAATTACAAAGTCATTCATGATCAAATCAGCAAAATTTGATTTAGCTATGGAAAGAGCCTCTTTTAACCCATCCCAAGTTCTACGATTTGTTTCGGTTACTTCCTCAATGATTGACCAATCACCACCATTGAGATGAAAAAGAATACTATCTTTAGCTCGTTCATCATCCTTCAAAAGATAAACGACTTTTCTTCCATAATGCTTAACCACCGTTTTCTCCCTAGAAAATGTTAGCTGAAAATAAGGAGATTTCAAGTCTTTCATATTATACATCTAAATATACCTAACGGTAGTTTTTATCATTAAGTTGTTTAATAAAATTTAAAATTTCATTTTTTTGAAATAAAGTTACATTGGATAATTCAATGTCATAAGTGATCGGACTATATTCAATTTCATCAATTGTGCCTTCCATTTTTCCATCTGGAAGTCTGTAACCCATCCCATCTTCTACAATGTTGTAATAAATTTTATTGGTCATTTTTATTCTCCATTGGTTGTGATATTTCATTGGGGGTCTATCAATCCCCCCAAAAAGATATCACCCCCTACCTAGTGCTAATGTTGAACCATTGGAGCTACTACCAACACCCTTATTTAAGGATGTTCTATCCCCTGCACTTCTACCAGCCTCTTTTGCGCTACCAGAATTAATAGTCATACTTCTTGAGCCTCTTCTTAATCTTGGGTAACGTATCTTATGATTTTTTTGTAGCTCTCTATTAGCTACTACAACTAAGCTTGTTCCATCAGATGCTTTAGGAGTATTATTTAAAGCCTCATTTTTGCTTGCAAGATGCATTGAATGTAATCTAATTCCAATTCTTTTAGCCATAGAATTAAGAAATGTAGCTCTAATACTATTTGCACTTACAAAAGCTTTTTCATACTGATACTCGCTTGTAAGCATATAACGATTAAACTCAATTTCCATTGAATTCCTTATCAATGAGTACAAATATAAAGCATTTTCTACATTGTGAGGCTCACCAAAAAGACAAACTCTATTGCCACTAAAAACTGTCTTAATCTGACAAAAGTTTTGAATATCATACCAACAATGACTTACTGGATGTAATGGTGATTTTAAGTAGTCTGTTTGACCACATTTTAAAACTTTCTCAACATATTCAGCTTCGGTTACATCAAGTTCAGTTAATGTAACTTGGTACTTATCTTGAAGAGTTTTAAGTAATTGAGCTGCAGCCATTGCCTCTGCTTCCGTTGCACCTTGATCAACTGTTTTTGAGGTTAAAGCTTTCATCTTTTTTAAAATTTCTTTCTTATCCATTATTTTTCTCCTGTTACTTTTTTAATTTCATTCCAAATTTCTGTTTGACTTTCAGCACACTTAATTCTTTTGGTTGCAAATTTATCTGCAAAAAATATTTGCCCAACAGTAGGCTCATGAATATCATTCATGAGTAAATAACTGTCATAATTAGCTTGGTAGAGAATGTGCTTTTTTGCGTCAAACAGAGCCATTTGCAATTTCTCAACTTTTATTTCCAAATCGTTAATTTGGTAGTTTAAATTTCTTTCTAAGTTATTTTCCATTACACACCCCCCTCAACATAGTCATAAAGACCATTTTTATTGACAAAGATGATTTTTCTTTCCAAAGCTAATTTAATTAATTCATCAGCATTTTTTTCAAAATTAAAGTCTGGTGCATGATGCTGAAAGAAATCATCTTTCGTCATGTTCGTTGTAGGAGCTATTCTAATATTTGCGTCTAAACCCTTTTTCATTATACATCTCCCTCATGAATATGAAGTTGGTAACCAAGTTGATCACACAAATCTTCAACAATGAATTTTTGGAATAGTGGTAAAACTCTTAGATTATTGTCACTAAAATCTGGCTCTGTACTTTCACACTTAGCCTCATGTTGATCTTTAGTGTAAGTAGCCAACAAAGTTAAAGTTTGAGCTATATTGTTGTCTGGTCTAAGAGCTATTTGAGTTTGGGTAAAACCCTTACCCACATGAATTTCTACTTTTGTAAAAAGACAATGCTTATTTTTCATCTCATCTTTGAGAACATTAAGCTCTTCTTTTAATGCTACATTTTCATGTTGCTTTTGTACTAATGCTTTTTCTAAAAATTTAATCATAAGTTTCTCCATTGTTTCAACATCAATGTAACACAGTATAAACATTTATTTACTAATGTAAAGGGTCACATATAAATAAATGTTAAAATAATGTTGAAAAATCGTTGAAATTGAGATTTTTAAGCAAATAGTTTATCAATATTGTTACAAAATCATAATGCTATCAAAGAAATTTGTTATGGAACTAAAGAAAAAACAACAACTAATTTATCTAAATAAATCAGTAGCTAGTCAACTAAAGATAATGTCAAAAAGGTATGATCTAAGTATTAGCAAGCTAGCTGAGATTATTTTGAGAGATGGGGTTGAGCAGTTAAAGAAAAATGGCATAGGGAAGTTAAAAATTGACTAGTAGTGCTAAAAGAAAAGGTTATGTACTAGAGGCAAATGTAGTCAAATTTTGGACTGAGCTAGGCATCAAATGTAAGAGAATTTTGGGTTCTGGTGCATTTAAACATTACTCAAAATCTCTTGCGTCTGATGTTAATTTGAATGGTCTTAAAGTCGAATGTAAAAGACGCAAATCAGGAACTGGTTTTATGTCACTTTACAATTGGTTTGACCAAGATGATGCAGACCTTCTTATAGTTCATGCAGATAGAAAAGAACGGCTTTATGTTTTGAAAGAAACTCAATTTTTAAAACTTGTGACTAGCGATAGTTGGACAAAAAAGAAGGAGAAATAAATGGATTTAGGTTTCGGAAGTGGTGAAAAGACAGAATGGATTTCATTCAAACCATCAGCTAATGGGTGGCTCATGGATGGTGAAGAAATTGACATGAATGGTAAAGGCATTCTTGTTGATCCATCATCTATAAAAACTGGTTGGATGAAAATAGCACAAGGAATGGCACCAGATTGTCTTTGGGATGAAAAAGTTGGTAGACGAGGTGAAAGACCAAGTGAAGATCACAAAAGAGGTTTTCAAGTCATGGTTATGCCTAAAGTCAAAGTTGATGACCAAATGAATGAAAATTGGAAACAATGGCAATCTAATAGTGTTGGTGCTTTTATGGGTCTACAAGACCTATTAAGTAGCATTACAAGAGCTGATAAAGATGCTTTTTCAAAAAATGATGGGAAAGTCATTCAAGCAAAATACACTGGCTCTAAAATTAATGATGGTGGAGTTGGTAAAACAAGAATTCCTCAATTTGATTTTTTAGGATGGGCTAATGCTCCTTCTAAACCCCAAATTGATGAAGAAGCCGAGCAAAGACAAGACATGGAAGAAAGTCAAGCATCCAAAGATATTGTGGATGATGACATTGATAACTTGTTTTGACGGCTAGCCTGTAAACTTGGGGGTGAGAAATCACCCCTCTTTTTCCATGTTTGAACCCTACGCAAAAGACATAGCCATAAAACTACTTGGTGAACCCAATCCCAAATTAAGCAAAGAAACAGAGCTTCGTTGGGGAAATTTTGGTTCAATGAGTGTTGATCTGCAAAAAGCTACCTTCTTTAATCATGAAACTGGAGTTGGTGGTGGGATGGTTGATCTGATCAAACATGAGAACCATGACCCAAAAATATTTTTAAAAGAGATGGGAATTCAACAAGAAATCCCTCAAATGGCAAAAAGCCAAATATCAGTTGTGGCTCGATATACCTACAAAGACGCAGAAAACAATGAAAGCTATGAAGTCATTAGGTATCATCCAAAGACCTTTAGACAAAGAAAATTTGATCCTTTTACTAAAAAATATGTGAATGGTCTTAATGGAGTTACCCCACTTCCTTACAATCTCCCCGAAATTCTCTCAAGAATAGATGAACCAATCTATATAGTTGAAGGTGAGAAAGATGCTGATTTCTTGATGGAGAAAGGTCTTTTGACCACTTGTAATAGTGGTGGGGCTAATAATTGGAAACCATCACTCAACGAGCATTTTCAGAGTAGAGAAGTCATAATTTTACCAGACTTAGATGAAGTTGGTAAGAAACATGGTTTATTTGTAGCTAGTGAACTAAAAGACATAGCTAAATCTATAAAAATTGTTGAATTACCCGTTGAAGCAAAACAAGATGTTTATGATTATTTTCAAAATGGTGGAAGTGTTGAGAGCTTACAAAAGTTAGCTTTTCAAACATCATTAGTAGGAAATGTTGAAAAACCTCAACCCTTCAAAACTTGGGAAGTTATTGACCCATTTCTTTTACCTAGAAGAGATTTCATATATGGCAACTTTTGTAGAGGATATTGTAGTTTAACTGTATCACCTGGGGGAGTTGGAAAATCTACTTTAGCTCTATCTCAAGCAATAGCTTGTGCATCTGGAAAAGGATTTTTAGGGGTCACACCAGAGAAAAAATTAAAAGTAATTTATTATAATTCGGAAGACCCAATAGATGAACTTCAAAGAAGAACATTAGCTATTCTTCAACATTTTAAAATTGAGCAAGAGCAAATTCAAAATCAATTATTTTTGTCAAGTGGAAGAGATGTTGATTTAGTTTTGGCAGAGGGAATTGAAGGAATTATTAAAGAAGATGCTTTTGACACTATTGAAAGCTTTTGTTTAGAAAATGAGATTGATGTTTTAATCTTAGACCCATTAGCAAATATGTTTAGTGGGTCATCTGAATCCAACGAGCTATTTAAAGATTTAGGAAAAAAACTCAGTCAATTGGCAGATAGATGTAATTTAGCCATTGAGATAATCCACCATACTCGGAAGTTAAATGGTAGGGAAAGTAATGTTGAGGATGCTAGAGGCGGGTCATCTCTTGTGGCTGCAGTTAGAAGTGCCAAGAGTTTATCTCCAATGGATAAGGAAACTGGCTTAAAATTAGACTTAGACCATACAAATTATTTTAGTGTTAATGATGGAAAAGCTAATCTTAGACCCCTCGAAAAGCAAACTTGGTTTGAAAAGCTACCAGTTGAATTAGCTAATGGTGATAGTGTTGCTATTTGCCAACCGTGGGAATGGCCAGATGTCTTTGATGGTGTAACCAAAGATCAAGCTAAGATTTGCCAATCTAAGATAGAAAATTCCGACCCTAAACTACGTTTTCATTCACTTTCTAACCAATGGGCAGGCATAGTTGTAGGAGATGTATTAGATTTAGATATTTCTAAAAAATCTGACAAAAACAAAGTTATTCAAATTATTAAGAAATGGGTAGAAACAGATGTTCTTAGAGTTGATGAGGAGTTTGATAGTAGACAAAGCCGAAATGTAAAAATTGTTGTATCTGGTGATAATAAATTGGTGGCGCATGACTAGTGTAGCTACAGGAACCAAAGTTTTATTATTTGCTCTTTTAGAGTTTAGTTCTTTTGAGGATTGTAACAAAGCAAGAGAAATTCTAGCTCCATTGGTTCACCATGATCTAATTTATCAATGTGAATGGCATAATCATTCAAGTGTTTTCTTTTTTGAGCACAGTGCAAAACATAAATTTTATTCTACAAAACCTTATAAAAAACCTTACATTATTGATTTTTTAACAAATGCTCGTTGAAAGAATGTTGAAATTTAAAAATTTAAAAAAATAATATAGAATTAATTTATGGAAATCTTTTCCATACTTTTCTCCAAAACTTCCCCCCTCTTCAACCTCCCTTTCTTTAAAAAAACATAGGGGGGGGATTTTTATCTCATCATTCTAATCATTTGATCAATTAAGCCTCTACCACTTTGAGCTAATCCAGATTCAGGTTCATCAGCAACAGTTTCTAAAATAGAAGATTGACCACCAGCACGACCAACATTTTCAAATAAACTTTCAAACAATTCTGGTCTTGAAATAATACTTCTGTAATTTTCTTGTGCATTGCCAGCATTCCTACTTGTTAGAATATTAGCTAATCTTATTGCGTCTTTTTCACTATATCCTTCTGTTCTAAATTGATTTGCAAGTTTTCTAGCTACTTGAAATGCTCCAGCTTCTAAACCACCACTTCTTAAAGATTGACCAATTGTCATAGCATCATCAACATTTGCATTTTTTTGAGCTTCTATATTTGATTTAGTATCACTTTTTTTAGCTACAATCCTTTTAGATGTTAAAGCATTTTTTGCATTTTCAAATTTCTCAATCATAGTTTGAATTGATTTATTTGGGTATAATTCTTTAAATATCATACTTGCTGAGCTATCTGATTTAGCAAAATTATCAATTAAATTATTCAATCCTTTAACAGTATTCATGTTATCTCTAATTTCCCTAGCTAATCCAATTTGATATTGTTGAGTTAAAAATTCTTTATCAGATTTATTTGTAATTTTAGCTAAATTTTTCTTGTAACTAGATAAAAATTCGTCTGGACTAGTTTTACTTAAAACCCCTCTAATTTCTTTTTCTACTTTCATTGCAATTTGATTAGCTGTGTTAGCTGATCTTGCATCTTTAATCCCAGGGGTTTCATCATCTATTTTTTTTGTAACTGGTTCTTGTTGTTTTTCCCTTATATTTTTTGCAGTTTTAGAACTTTTCATTTTATAGGTTAAATCTTTAACATCTTGTGCTACAGCCTCAACAATTTCCATTGATAATGGTTGATTGCTTAAATTTTGCAATTTTCCAGTTTCTTTATTTATTTTTAAGGGGTTGTAAGATAAATTTAACTTTGACCTTAATAATTGATTAGCTTTTTTAATAAATTGTGGATTTACCTCAAGCATATTATTAAAAGCATCTACTAATTCTTTTGATGGGGTAACTCCTTTTAATGCACTGTCGTATGCATCACTTGTCTTTTTAGATTGTGTTGAAACCATCTCTTCAAAAGTATCAAGAAAATTATTATACCCATTCATTTGATTTTGAGATACTAACCCCTCTGGAATTAAATCTTGATTAGCTTGTTTTTGAATATTTTTGGATTGTGCATCTAAATTAGCATCAGCACCTTCTCTTATAGTTTTGCCAGCAGACTTTTCCCATTGGGTAGCAATTACTTTTCCTAAATGTGCAAAAGATGGGTCAATATCCATTAATGGTATTTTTTCTTTAATAATTGTTTTTAATGCATCATTTAAAGTCATCCTACTATTTCTTGCATAATTTCTTAATGCATTGATAACTGCTTTGGCTTCTTGCCCACCTAAATTTTTATCTATGTATTTAAAAAAAGGTGTAGCAATATTGCCACCTAAAGCACCAACAAAGCCACCTAAAGGAACAAAAATAGCTCCTAATAAAGCACCATTTAAAACTTGATCAATGCTTTCACCTTTATCTCTAGCTTGACCATAAGCTTGTAAAGCCCCAAGTGTTGCCCCCTCTAATGTTAATGCTCCACCTTTAGCTAATTTATTAGCACCTTTTAACACTCTTCCCCCAAGACCTAATGGGGCAAGTAAAGAAGCAGTACCACCAGTAATTTCACCAGCTAACATTGATTTAGGATTAGTTCTTTGATAACTATCTATTTGGCCATGTATTCTATCTAGTTCTTTATTATATGAACTATCTGGTTTAACCATACTTAAAAACCTAGCCTCAAGTTCATCACCAAAATCAAGAGTTAAGCCTTGATAAGCACCTCTTCCAAATGCCATTGGTGCTGTATTAGTTTTATCTCTTGCTTGGCTTGCTAATTCTTTTAGATAATCATCTTGTGACATTTATTCCCCCTAATCTAAATTTAAATAATCATGTGTAAAGTCTGGATATTTTTCTTCTAAATATTTCTTTATTTTTATTTTATCTTGTTTTGAAAAATGACCTGCTGTCCACATTTGTCTAAAGTCAAAATTATTAAAAGTTCTACCATATTCATCTTCTAATTTAACAAATATAGAATTTCTAATTAAACCTTGATTTCTCATATCTTGCCAAACATCCCTAAGAGATGCCCCTTGAGGTAACATTTCCTCTATTTTGGGTGGGGTAGTTAATCTTTCATCAATAGCTAAATTACTTATATAATTTTCACCTTTTTTATATTGTTCTTCACTAATCCCTAGTGGCTCAACAATATTTCTAATATCCATGTTCCCATATCTATCAACTCTTTCTGTTGTTTGTTGGGCAATATTTTCATAATTCTTTTTAGATTGATTAAATATATCTCTTGAGGTTTGAAGTATAAAATTTCTTTGGTCTTTAGTTAAACCACCAGCACCAACAACTTGATTATAAAAAGCTCCAGCCCATGCAGGAATACCACCTAATTGTCTAACAGATGCTTGCTCACCTTCTCTAACAGTACTTCTTGGGTCTAAAAGTTTCATAAATCTAAAAACAATAGCCAAGTCATCAGAAGGTAGACCCCTAACAGCCATTGATACTAAATCATCATAAAAAGGTATCATTGCTCTATAATTTGCTACATATTCATGATTATAAAATTCTTTTCTAAAAGCACCCTCTTGATCCATGATATCACCTCTGTTTTGTATCATGGATTTAAATATTTCATTAGGCTCAACATTACTTTGCAACATAGCCATGTACTTATCTTTCATTGGCCCAGCTGACATTGAAGTTATATAACTCTCTAATCTTGTACGACCTTCTGCTAATTTATTAGCCTCATTTTGTTTTTCTTGGCGCAAAGAAATAGCTTGATTTAAAGTTGGGTCTGGATTTAATCTCATTGAATTAAATGCCATTGCTAGATTACCCATATTTGGAGAGCCACCCCCACCTAATAAGCCACCTAAACCACCAGTTAATTGGCTAATCAAACTTGCTTTTTTATTGGGATTAGGTGGTTGATTTATATTATTAGCCCCACCGAAATGGTTTATTCCTAAATCATTTATCATTTTTGCCTTATCCCTTCGCATTTTAAGTGAGTTTAAATATGTGTTTAATTGACTTCTGTGATCTGGATTACTTGGGTCATAATTTGGCATATCTCTTGGGTCTGCCCTATAATAAGCTTTTTCAAGAGCTTCCGTAATTGAACCAATATCTTGAAAAGTTCCTTGATTATACAAATCCATAAAACTTTTATAATTTTGAAAAGATGTTGGGTCTTTGTAATTACTATCTTTTAGCTCTTCCAACATAAACCTTACTTGACCACTTAAATCATCAATAGGTAATCCATAGCTATCTAAATAATTTCTTAACTTATCTTGCCTTCCACCTCTCCATTGATTTATACCTAATGCATACCTTTTTTTATCATCTTCTGGGCTTCTTATACTTCCATCAAATCCTCTTGTTGGAGTATACATATTTTCAACCATCATGTTTCCAACAAAGCCAGACGCAACATCAAATGGCATCCCACTTGATAAAAGTTGTGTCATAATTGAAAAAACTGATGGATGTAAATTTGCCATATTTAACCCATTTTAGTCATTGCTAATAATGTTAGGTAATCAAATAAGCCATGTTTTTGAGATGTTGTTTGCGTTCCTTGAGCTGGAATTATTCCTAGTGAACTTAATAAAGCACTTAACCCTTGTTGCCCTGCTCCTGTAAAACCACCAAATTGTTGTTGAGCTTTGTCAACTAAAGCTTGTTGTAACATTCTTTGGGTTTCACTTCGATTATAAGCTTTATCATCTAAATAATTCGCCATTCCAAAACCCATATTAGAAAGACCAGATAATGCCCCTGCCCCTGCCATTTGATTTTGAGCAACATTTAATCCCATTTGATTTTGAGTATTAAATTGGTTCATGGCTTGATTATAATTTTGCATATTTAAATTTGATGCAAGATCACCAGCTTGTTTTGCATAAACTTCATTAGTTAAACTATCGGCTACTCCATGCCTACTTCCACCGTATGCGCCTGCACTTACTGCTTGTGCTTGCATATTTTGGATTGCTTTTTGTCTAGCATCTTCAAGATTACCTAATGATTTATCAATAACTTGGTTAGTATAAGGGTTCATATATTGATTAAGGTTATCTTGATTAAAGGCCACTGGTTGATAATTCATGGCATTAGTCATTCCAGTTTGGGCTTGACCCATACTATCAACTACTTGGTTATAAACATTGTTCCCTGCTGTTGCCATTTTTTGTTCTCCTAATTAAGGGGTCGGTTCTCTAAAATCGTTGTGAAAAAGTCCATCTGGGTAATCATAGTCACCACTTAACCAATCAGTAAAATCTTGGATGGGGTCATAATTCATATCAATGTTATATGTTCCACTATCAAAAAAACTATATTCACCATTGTCATTATTATTTGCTATGGTTGTAGTTGGTGGGAAATAGTTATCATCATCACTTGAACCACTAGAAGTTGGAGTAGGTGATCCCATTGTATTTGATGCCATCATTGGAGTAATTGGGTAGCCTGTGACGGGATTGACTTGACCCATTGTGCTAGGTGGGGGTAAAGATTCGGCCGTCTGTGCTTCTATTCTCCTATAAATATCTGGGTAATTCTCTTTTAACTTAGCCAATTGGTCTGTATATAAATCATAAGACTTGTACCCACTAATCCCATTTTCAGTAACCATTGGTGGTAGATTGTTTGCTACTTCTTCCATCCCAAAAGAACTCAAAGCACTATTAAGATTGTTATTTATTCTTGGGTCTTGTCCAACTACATCAACACCCATATACGGAGCATAAGGAACATTTAAACCTTTAGCTTGAGCCACAGCATCTTTAACCATATCCTCTTGCCATTTTGGGATAGCTGTTGTTACTGTTTGAGAACCACCTTTACCACCTGCCATTTTATATCTCCTTATAGATAGTTGTTTGGGCTTCTTTCCACCCATGATCTTTTAATGCTTTTACCCATCCTCTTCGCCCACTTATTGTTAGTTCTGTGCAATTTAATTTCTTAGCCCAAAAGATAACACTTTGGTGCATATCCTTTAATTGGTTCATTTCCCCCGCCCCCAAAAATACATGACAAACTTTCTTTTTAGGATATTCCAATATCTCCGTGACAAGGCATCCTTTTTCTGCTGGCCACAATTGGTATTTTCGTTCTGCAAGACCTTGAAATATATCCACCAAATCATGCGTACCCCCACCATATTTAAGAGCCTCTTCAATCCAATAACTACATTTATTAATTTCTTCTTTTTTCATATTGCTATTGCTGAAAGCACTCCACTATTATCAACACTTATTTTATACCTAGTTCCATTAGGGCTAGATAAAATCAATCTTTCATCTTTTACTATTTCAACGTCTTGTTGTTTTTTACGATTTAATGCATCTTGACTTTCAAGCTCTCGATTTCTTTCGATTTCAAAAGTTGGGTCATAATTTTGAGATGGTGGTTGTAAAATCATCTTTTCCCACCTTGCTTTGCATCAAGTCTAATAGTTCCTATTCGCCAATCACTATTAGAATTAGCATCAGTTATTCTCATTGTGGCTTGCCTTCCTGTAAATCTTACATCTGTAGGATTTGAAAACGTCACTAACCCATGATCAGTTTCAGAACCATTGGGGTACAATTTTGTTTTAAATCGACCTACAACATTACCTTGAGTTTTTTCATCAGGAATAATTTGGTTTATATGCATTAAGTTGTCACCATTTCCTAATTGAAAAGGTGCAGTTTCAGCAAATGGGGTAAAACCATTTCTATTAAAACCTACCTCATGCTCAACAATTTGGTGAGGCAAAATAGAGAATGTACCTTTATTTTGGGTTTGTAATAATTCAGAAGTATTTGCCCCATTTGTATGATTGCTAAAACTTGGTGTATGAAAAGTAAGCCATCCTCTGCCAGGTCTTAATTGGTCAGTTCTATCTAATGGTGTAACTTTTATATATTTTGTAAAAGCCCCTGTACCACCCATTTGTTTTATTCCATCAAAACTTTCTGTAATAATTCCATGATTTAAAATATCAAAACCACCACCAAGAGAAAATTCAAATTGGGCAATACTTCCACTACTTGTTGAACTAAAATTAATCTCCGTAATTTTTGTCCATTGGTATCCTTCAAGTCTTGTTATTGTTGAAATTGGTGAAACCATTTGAAAAGAGGCACTTTGAGATGCTCCATTTTCATCTAAGCCAACTAATTGAATTGTAACTGTTACTGTTGAGCCTGATGGGTATCGATAGAAAAAATATTCAGCACTTGGTAAGGTAAAAGTTTCATACAATGTTCCAGACCCAGAATATTGAACTAATTCCCCATAATCACTTATGCCTATATTAATAGAACTAGTTGTGTCTAAAAAATTAATAGGTGGTGTATTTGCAGAAATAGAAGGATTTGCATAAATGGATGTATTAATTCTATTTCTTTGCCTAATAAGATTTCCTACATTTGTGCATGATAAATCTTTTTCTGGACTTGATGAAGTTGTTGGGGTTTGCCCATTAAATTCTACTTCAATAAATAAACTATCTCCAGAACCATGCCTAATTGCTAGTGGATAAGTACTATCATTTAATTTGCTAGTTGCTTTTATTGGATACTCAAAAACACCTTGATCAACACCAGATGTTCTACCTAATTCACCATACCACCAAGAATTGTTTTTGTAATTCCATGTTACATATTCATTATTTTCATTAGAATTTAATCCTGCAAAATACCATGTAATTTCATCAAACTTTGCGTTGGTTATTGCACAAATTTTTGATTGTTGAGTTGTAGTAAGTCTTTCTGTAAGATAATCTTGAATTTCACATTTAAGTTCTTGAACTCTTCCACCACTATAAATAAAAAATCCATTTGATCCCCACCAAACTATTCCAGCATCTATAGACGCAGAAGCTAGGTTTCCATAAGCTCCACAATTTTCACCAACCCTCTGAATAGAATGAACAAATGGTAAACCAATGTATCTTGTGGCATGAGCATCTGTATCTGTAACAATTAAAATTCCACCTCTAATTTTTTGAGATAAAACATATTGACCAGTTGTTTGTAAATCTAAATTACCAGCTTGATTAGTTGCGCTAGATGCCCATGTATTATAATTTTCTTGGTCACTCCATTTTACTTGTCTACTTGTAAAGCAAAACAAAAATCTTTCATCACTTACAATAGACCCAACATTATTATTACTATAACCATTACTAGGGTCAGATGCTCCAGATATTTCTTGAGCTTTATTTGCTGTATTTAAATCCCAATAAAATACTCTTCCACTATCTCTATTACAAAAAATTAATTGCTCTCCAAATGTTGAAAACTGTATAGTTGTAGCAGGCAAAAGTGTAGAGGATGTTGATAATGGCTGACTTCCCCATTGACCACTACCGTAAAAGCCTGACCCATAACCAGTCATTCCTTGAGCATTTTCTCTTCCTATTACAAAAAGAGTTGGTGTAATATCATACAAATCCCCATTGGGGAAAAGAACAAATACTTTTTTATAATTTGTAAAAGCTAAATATCTTGAACCATTATTACCTTTCCAAGCTATCATGCCTCTTATTGGCGCATCAACTGCTATATCAGTTCTTGTTCTCCAACCACCTAAAGGTTTTAAACTATCATCATGCCAACGTACTAATTGACTTATTGCCCATCTACCAGAAGCATCAAGTTCAGTACCATTTTTATAAACTCCATTAGGAAATTTTAATGGGATAAGTGGCATTATTTCATAACCTTTAAACGCATTTTCCATCTACCTACAGTTGTTGTGACTGTATTCCCCACAACACCAGCTGATCTTGAGGCAATTTGGAATTGACCTAGACTTGGGAATACTCCTTTTACATTTGCATTATCTCCACTTTCTACATAGACACTTGGAGAGTAACTAGCATTGGCTACTGTATCTGTTCCATAAATAGTATCTCCGACACTATACCCATGATCTGCTTGAGTACATACAATTGCCCACTGAATCATAAATGGACTAGCATTCAATCCATGAGAAAAAGAAAAAGTACCACCACCAGTTACAGTCATGTCACTTGATGTTGCGCCTTGCCTTGTAGCAGCGATTGCTGAATAAATAGAAGTTGTGTCCACACCAGCAAAAGTAAATTGACCAGTATTGCTATCATAAGTGAGTGATCCATTTGATGATGAACCACTATTTGAAACTGACAAACTTCCCAATGTCATTCCAGAACCACTATCATCAGTTGCAAATTCTAGGGCAGTTCCACCACTATTCATTTTAAGGATTTGGCCTGACGTTCCTAAAGATGATGGAGTATCCGACATATCTAAAATGGAAGGTGTGAAAAATTCTAATGCAGTTGCACCACTATTCATTTTTAATTGTTGATTTGCAGTTCCTAATGCGTTTGGAGTGTCTGTTATTGAACTAGCCACAATTGAAGTTGGAATTGCGTCTGATACTGTTTTTAGATTTGTATCTATAGAAATAATCGTATTGTTTAAAGTACTGCCCCACAGATTTTCAGACCCACCGACAGTTGGATATTCAAAGCTATAATTTGATGTAGTTCCCATGTTATGCGACCTTACTTAATGTTGAAAATACGTTAGATTGTGACCAAGAAGTTGATGGGTTTGAAACTTCTGACCAATTTGTACTTACATTTGAAGTTTCTTCCCAAAAATACTTAGGCACGATAATGATGTTTGATTGTGATGTAAAACCACCATTCCCCATTTGTATTCTTTGGAAAGTTCCATTGATACTTGATTGAGAAATATGTGACGCAACACCAGAGAAAATTCCATTAGCATTACAAGTAGTTTCTAATTGTGATGCTAAATTTATTGAATTTGTTCTAATTCTTACATTTGATGCATTAACATTTGTTTGAGATGTTAAAGATAAGCCCGATTGTAAAATAGCATGAAATGGCGCATTAAATGCACTTTGGTAAGATAAAGAAACTTCACCAAATCTAACTCTTAAAATATTTGTTGTTACTGATGATTGTGATGCAAAAACAATAGGAGATGTTCTTAGCCTTATTGCATTTATTGTAAAAGTTAAATTGTCAGCTAATGTTGCATTATCTTCTCTAACTCTTCTAGCCCCACAAGTACTATTTGTTTGAGAACCAAAAATAGCTGATGTTGTTTCGATTGCGTTAAATGTTCCAGAAATAGAAGCTTGAGATGCAAAAGAAATAGATGCAGGTTGAATTCTATTTGGAATAGTTGATAAATTTGAATTTATAGAAAAAGTTACCGAAGCTTGAACAAGAGTTGTACTAGCTGATGTGCTAAAAGGAGTTTCACTATAACTTACAAATCCAAACATTAATTATTTTTTCCTTTAGTCTGCCCAAGGTAAATTAGGATTTTTGATAGCCATATCATCAATTTGTTTTTGAATTTGTGCATTAACATGAACTTCATAATCACCAGTTACTTGTGCTTGAATCCATCCAAGAACATCTGATTCTTTTAATTCTGATATTGCCTTAAAGTCTGATGCAGAAGTATTTACAGAAGTAAGAGGAGTAGCACCTACAAATTCACCTTTATTTCCATTGCTATCTGTGCCTATCTTTTTCCAACGAGTTTGAATGACTGCATCTTTATTTGTAGCATTATCAGTATTAGTTTCATCTTTAGTTTGTATAGATGTAACTTCCCATGTGTAAGTCATGCTCATAGTGATAACTCCTTATCTAGTCTTTCTGTAAAAACTTGTTTCATTGCGCCTATTTGATCTAACGTAAATCTTGCTGAATTTTCTTTTTTCTCAATATCAATAAGTTGTGAAAACAAATACTTTTGTTGGTCAGTAAGAGATGATTGTTCATACTCTTTACCTTTCCATCTTATCTTTGGGGGTTGTGTATTCTCTGTCATGTATTCCTCTATTCTGGTTTAGTAGGCAAATCTGACTCTTCTAAATTAGGCCAGTTTTCATGAGTGGGTAAATCTCGCAAAGCTTGTCTATAAGGTTGCCATTTGGTACGAGTTTCTTCTGCAACGTCTGGTTGTTGTGTCCAATCAGATTGACTTAACAAATCATTTCTTACATTTCTTAACATTCTTGCTCTTTGTTCATCTTCAGTACCTTTAATAATAGTAGGGTCATTTTTTAACATTTCTTCTTCATTATTATGATTTTCAACAATCCAATCTTTTTCTTCTTCAGAAAGCACTTTTGGTTCACTAGACCCTGCAACAAAAGCAGGAAAATTATCCCAATCAATATCTTCTTTTGTTATCTTGCTCATGGTTTTAACCCTATAAATGTAAAGTCATAGTTAAAAGTTGAACTAGAGTTAGACCCTGCTACTCTTATCCCTTGATTAGTCCAACCATGAGATAATGTTTCTCCTTCAATTAGTCTTGGATAAAAATAGAAAGAGGGGTAATCGTGAGTAACATTAACTCTCCAACTAAAAGTTTTAGTTGAAGATCCAATACCTACAGCATCCCACTCAGCAATAACAGAAGTGTCTAGTTTTCTTTTATTTGAATAATAACCAGTTCCACCTATCGTATCGCCATTTGACCCTATACCTGAACCTGTACCTGTAGGAAGCGCGCCACATTGCGCTCGAAACATGATACCATTATTACTATTTTGAGCATTACTTTGATAAACATAATGATTTGAATTACTAAGAGTAACACTAAATTCTGGGTAAGCCTCAATATAGTGTTCTACATACGTAACATTGTTAGTAGGAATTACATTGCCAGAAGAACCAGAACTTACTAATGGATAGAAATTTACTAACACAGTACGACCAGACCACCCTACAAGATTTCCATATAATTGTATTCTTTTATAAGTATTATTGTTCCAAACAAAATTATTTACACCCTGAAGAAAATCCACACTATTAACATTAGTGCCTGTGTAGTTCCCTATAACTTCCCAAGCTCCACCCCCTGCATCTACCCAAGTTGGACTTTGGTTTGCACCATTGGTTTGAAGCAC